AGTTCGTCTTTTATCTGTTCGATTGGCTTTCTACCTTCTAGTGTGTTATCAAGTTGTCTAATCACATGACGAGAAAAAGGATTGTCACTCATTTTTAATATATCAAAGATTTTAATGAACCAAGCAAAAAAATAATTACTTATTAATTGTTTCATTTATTTATATCAGATAAATTAAATGACAAATAAAGAAAACTTTAATGTAAAATATAAGCAGAAGAAGTCGCAAGCAAACTCAAAAAAAGATATGTCAAGATTGACTGGTATACCAATGAAAATACTTGACGAAGTTTATGATCGTGGCGTTGGGGCAAGAAAAACAAACCCAAGTTCAGTTCGCTCAGCAACTACAGGCAAAAAGGTTGGGGGTAAATCATTAAAGGGTAAAATGTCAGCCGAGCAATGGGCATTTAGTCGATTGTATTCTTTTTTAATGAAACAACCCGGCACATGGGGCAAAGCCGATAAAGACCTTGCTGACAAAGTAAAAAAATTAAAAATTACAGGTTATAAAAGATAATATCTTAATAAATAAATGTCTGAAAGCGACGAAGGACAACTTCAAGATTATAGTGTCGACCAATTGGCTGGGGCAATCGTGTTAGTTCTTGGTGCTGTTGCGTCTTTGCTTCTTGTTGTGTGGCAATCGAAATGTCATTGTAAAGTCAATTTATGTTACATATTTCAATGTGAAAGAAGACCACCAAATGAAGAAGAATTAAAAACATTAAAAGACCAAGCCGAAACTCTTAAAAATAAAAAGAATGAAAAAAAACAAGAAAAGATATTGAAAAAAGAAGAAAAAATATTACAGAAAGAAAACGAAATCTTAAGAAGAACAGAAAGCGGACAACTTCAACCAGAACCAGAAATTGAAATGGAAAAATTAGTCTAAGGGTCAATCATTGACACGGGTTAATATTGACCCATTAATCAAATGAAACTATAATTGGATTATCTTTTGTTGCTCTCTTAATTGTCATGATATACAATGTGCCATTGCCTTTTAAAGTTTTCTTTTCATTTAAATCTTTTTGAACCTGTGGGCTAATCAAAGGATTAAACTTTCTGCCACCCGCTTTGATATCTTCATTCATTAATCGACAACAGCGTCGAACCGAAGGGATATCACCGAACTGTTTTATGAAGTCTACGTCGTCAATTAAGTCTTGATATTGTTTATATTTAGTGTGAGATAAATCATAATTATTTTTACAATAATTGATTATGTATTTACAAATCAGCATTACATTGTTTTTTTCTTTGATACTCAATATTTTCTTTGGGTTTTTATTTTCAAGAAATGAAATCAATTGAGTTTTATTTTCAATTTTATAAAAGTTATTATCAATCTTGAAATTGGTTTTGATATGGCTTAATAATTTATCATGAATGTTTCTTTTGTTGTCTTGGTGTGAGAAATGAATATCAAGATTTAAATGATTGATTAAATCGATTAAATCTGTTTTCGAATGTGATTTATGAATTATCATTATATCATTATAATATATTTTTTATTTAATTATATAACGCAAAGAAAATGAAAGTGGGTCAATGATTGACATAAAAGCATATAAAGACTATTTGATATATAAAACTAAGTAGAGATAATAATAATATTCGATTTTAATTAATAAGTTTAATTTTGAAAAAAAAAAATATTTTATAATATAAATGCCATACAAAACTGGAAAATTGAAGGGGAAACTCACAACCGCTGAGATACGTAAACTTGTTCGGGCTCACAACAAATTATCAAAGATAACAATACCGCCGGGATCAGATAGAGACAAAATCATAAATATTATTTCAAAATCTGGTTTCAGAGTTAACCATGAACAGCAACGACTTGAACAAACCAGCAAAAAAGATATTACTCTTGATAAAGCAAAAGAAGCAACAAAGATTGTGCCAAAGACTGAAGCACAGAAACAGCAAGCAAAAGAAAAGAAAGAGAAGAAACAGAAGGCGGTGAAAAGCAGAGAAGGTGACTTGATTAAGGCTGGAGCAATCATTGGCAAAGCAAGGGCAAAGGCACAAATGAAGAAACAGAAGCCGAAACCCCAACCAAAAGAAGACGAAGTGAGACCAAAGGAAAAGGTTGGGCGACCAAAGATTGACCCGAAGAAAATCACAGTCATTCAACCGAAAGCAAAAAAAGCATTAGCAATCGAAGATAAACCAGCAAAGAAAGGAGATTTGAAATCACAAATCAGAGAAGAATTGACAAAAGTCGTAAAGAAATACAAGGGAGAAGACGGTGGGGGGAAAGATAATAAATATACGAACGAAGGAAACAACCCAATCATAAATAATATCAGAGCGTTGAAAATCACAAAACAAGGAGACCAATTTAAAATTATTACAGGCATAAAAACAGAGAAACTACTTCTGGATTTCGTGAATAAAGAGTTCAAAAATGTGCCAGTTGTTTTCGACAATTTAATCTTCTCGACGAACAATTATGACAATGGCAAACAGATACCGGTGAGCCTTGTATTTCAAGGAAAAGTAATGAAAGGAAAAGGAAACGCACCAGCAAAGAAAGAAGATAAAGGTTTCAAGGTTGAAGCCAGAGAAAGAAGCCAAATGATAAATGCTTTATCTTTACAAATGAAGAAAAAGATAAACCCTTATAAGGTTCTCGGGATTACAAGGGAAACTGAAACACCAACATTGGTGAAGCAAAGGTGTAGAGAACTAAGATTGAAAGAACACCCAGATAAAGGCGGTGACCCTGTGAAGTTCGATTTAATTCAACAGGTTTGTAAAATCTTATTAGCCACTGAGACGATTACCAAGAAGAAATCGGGAAACGATAAAGAGAATAAAATCAAAGAACTATATACAAAATTGGGTTATAAATCTCTGCCGACCCCGTCACAGATATTGGACAGTGAAAAATTAAAGAAACTCAAAGAAAAAGATACGAAGTTAATAGAGAGCATGACAGGAAAAACCTTGAAAGAAAAAATCTCTATTAGAAAAGAAATAGACATATTAAAAAAAGAAATAGATAAACAAAAAAAAGAAGAAAGGGAAAACCCTAAAAAACTAAGTAAGGACGAAAAAGAACTTTTAGAATTAATGGGTAAGATAAATATGAATTAAATAATCTTTTTCTTTTTCTTTCGTGGCATAACTAAAAGAACTTCTTCTGGTTCGAATTGTCTCAACTTGACAAGAGATAATAGACAAGCCAGAAACATTCTTAAATCTTCTTCAGATATATATTTCTTTTTTAACTTCTTCATGTAAATCATACTACAAAAATATTTGTAAGCGAGTGATTGTTCACGAAGATTTTTATTGTTGTCACGCATTGATTTAATCATAAGGTCGTCGGCAACTTTAAAATAATCAATGACATTCATTTGACCCAAGGGAAAGCCTTCGATCAATAATTCATTGTAATATAAATTAATCGAACCATTTTTGCCCTGAGTAATCATTATATATACATAAAACATATATATTATTCTTTTAAATGCTATTAATCTAACATTATGGGTCATTTAAGCGTCGGTAATCTACTATTATTGGTCATTTTAGGGTATTTAAAGAATTAATTTTAAAATTAGTGTCTCTTTAAGTGCTAAAAAGGGGTAAAAGTTAGATTATTACCGACGCTTGGGGGTATAATGTTAGATTAGTGCGTTTAATTCGATAAAAATAATATATTTAAAGATAGTATAGATAATAATAACTATGACACAGTTTCAAAAAGATTATGAACTCGGCAAATTATCAGAAGAGATTTCTCTACCTGATTTAAATAAGATATTTAAGACGCAGTTAACACATGACCCAGAAACATTCGCTCATTTCGATTATTATAATGAAGAAATAATGGTTGAACTTAAGACAAGACCTTCAACTGAATGGACTGGTGAAGTTATGAAACATACAACAAGAACAGGCAGAGTAATGGAACTTGATACACTTTATTTTGATAGCCCGAAAATGGCTTTCGCTTTTCAACATAATAAACATAGAAGATTGAGAAACGAAAAAGAAAAAAGATTTTATATTGTTTGGAAATGCTCTGATCAATATTTTTATTGGGAAATGAATTGGAAAGGAGAAAGCGGAAACAGAGAAGATTATTATATTGAAGACCAGAACAGAGATTTCGGTCACGGCTATAAACAAGACCGAGCAGTTGTCAATGTTCGTTTAGATAAAATTAATCATTCTCTTGTCTAATACAACAGCCAAAGAACCAGCAACAAAAACATTTGAACATATTTAATATTAATAATAAAATTATTTTTCTTTATTATAAACAAGATTTTGTGTGCCAACGTCATGACCCATAACGTCTGCGAGTTCTGCCTGTTCTTTTGCTAAATCGCCGAACTTATCTGAAACAACTATTTTTCTCATCATTGTTGTGCTTATCGATTTATTTAAATATTTCTGTGAAGTCTTAATCAATAATTGAGAAATACCATTTCTTGATATTGGCGTGCCACGAGACGAAACAAATAAAGTATCACCGACTTTCTTATCAGTTGCCTTAATATACATTCTTAATATCTTCGAAGTTTCAGGATCAATTTCAATATTCTTTTCACCATATTTTTTTGAAGTCTTATATTCATTCAAAATCATATTTAACTTATTTTTATTTTTTACAAGATAATTACCTTCTTTCTTATCGTCTTCAGTGAGACGATTATAACTTGTCTTTGAAATATATTTCATACCAGCCAAATCATTTCTCAATGGGTATCTTGATAAAAATGAAAAAATTGTATAAACCATGAGCAATTCTTTTTCTTTGCCATTCAATGTTTCTTTCTTCTTAAGATTTTGAGTTTTAATTTCTTTAGCCATTGTGTCAATCATTGACCCAATCTCTTTTAACTCAACAAAATTATTCTTTTGCTTCTCTGATATCTTACCGCTTTGCTGATCTTCAACATATTTATCATTTAGTTTATCTCTAATCTTTTGATAATCTTCGATTAAATCATTAAATCTTTCGTCATGGTTCAAGGCTAATAGCAAAATAATAACAGCATTAAGAGTATTTCGTTGACTTGTATAATGTTTGTCACTTAATTTTTCAACTACTTTATTTGGTTCAGATAAAAAATCATAATTATCTGTCTCAAATATCTTTTTCAATTTATTCAAATGAGTTTCATATTGCTTAATCGAATTGGGTTTCAAGTTCGGTCGGCTCTCTTGGATTTTTTCAGTTATATTTTCAGAATTAATCTTCATTTTTATATAATAATTATTAGATTATTATTTTAAATAAAAAAAATAAAAAAAGATTAGTATGTCAATCATTGACCCATTAAGCATTGTAAATCTCAAACATACCATCTCTCAGGGTTGCCACACGAACATATTCACAGAAAGACCGCATAAGGTTGACACCTGCTGGTAAATCAGCCGAAAGGTGAAGATCAATGCCACGCTGACCAACACGCCCATTGGTTAGTTTCGTTGCTAAATAACCAAACTTCGCATCAAGTTCAGTCGATTGAGCATAACCCTGAAACTCTGCTGTTGTTAAACCACCAGCCTTGCTTTCACCCGAAAACTCTTGACGGGTTAAGAATGGCACACCTTCAGCATGAGTGAATTGAGAAAATAATCTTGACATACTATCAATCGCAGTTGTGTATTCAAATCGATCATTATATTTAACATTATATCTGAGTGGTGCGGTTGTGCTGGGCTTGCCGTCGCTGTCATATAACTGAGAAAGAGCATTACAATCACCAAGAAGACTGGCTTCACCCTTGCTGGTATCAGAAGCAATTGAAATAATTCTTGGCACAAGACGATTTGCCATACCAAGATTGCGAACAACACTCTCACGAACAGCAGTCTGTGTGGTCGAATGCTCAACCAGACGATAATCAACAAAAGAAAAGTTCATTTCTTTATTTCTATCAGCATATCGTGCCATTTCGTCTGTTGCCCCGTAATAAATATAATCAGCACAGAACTTGAGATCGTCTCTAACAATCTCACAAGGCTGAGAACCAGTCTTACCACTCTCAATCTGAATACGCTCGCCAACAGTCGGGAAGAAAGTTAATTCAATGTTGATTGGTTCGCTAATCATATACAGGGGCAACTGGTGAACCTTAAGAAACGGGAAAAGGTCAGATAAATCAATCTGAAGACTTGGTGCTTCTTCGGGCTTAGAAGCGTCAGTCAGTAACCAAGAAGGAACTTCATAACCAGTTGCGTCAAACTTTTCAACATTAGTTGATAAACCATAGCCAGCACTTTCAAAACGACTGCCGTCAGTGTAAACGAAATCGTGATTGACATATCGACCAGTCATATATGTTTCTCTCTCTAACTGAACTTCATTCGCAATCATTGCTGATTTAACGCTGTGAAGGTGTCGCCAACTATCGATTTCATTAATAGTTTTATTGCCAATCTTTAGAACAGCCTTCTTCACAATCTGACCAACGCCAACATGGGGCATTGGGAAATTGCTTTCATTTGTAGTTGCCTTAAGTGCTACAAATAATTTTGAATGAGAGTGAAGAAAACCCTTATTCTGTAAAGTAAACCGGCAGAAGCCGTCAGTTGTTGCCGTGCCTTGATTGAACACAACTGGCTCAAGAAGGTCAGTTTCAATCTGCTGAACATAATTCACAGGGATCTGTTCAAGCATAAGAAAATCTGGCACGTCGTCAGCCGAACCCGGTATCGGGGTCGCAGAAGATTTGGTGGGCGGTGGAGCGTCTTGGGGGCTTTCAGTGTCGTTCATATTTTTATAATAATATGAAATAATAAAAAAAAACAAATAAAAAAATCAAAAATTAATTATGTATAGATAATAACTTCTTACTGCTGTATCTGAACACCGTTGCGATTGTAGACAAGGCGAGAACCAGCCTTGATAAAGATATAAACACCAATCGGGTTGTCACTCTTCAAATCACTCTCAATGCTGACACCAAACTGCTCGAGCGAAAAATCTTCGCCACCACCAAGCCCATACTTGACACCAAGCCCCATAACAGAACCGCCTTCAGGAATATTCATGTATGAAGTTTCACTTGCTACACCAACACCCATAGAATAATCTCGGTTCATATTTGCTGGAGAAATAGCAAAACGGTCAGCACCATACGAAGGCACAACTGCTTCAAATAAACCCTTGAGAATTGTTGGGTCTGGCAACTGGCTATCTGTGTTATTCGGGTCTTGGGTATTTGCTATAAAATCAAAATCTGCGGGATATTTTTGACCCCCCTTGAGAAACTGAACACGCTTGATTTGGGCAAGAGCAGTATCAGAAGAACCGTCACCCGAAGGATATGTAGTCGCTTGCCCGTCTTGAGTTAGA